GTCCCGAAGTCCGAGACCATCAACTCCGAGCACGCCAAGGGTATCTTTGAACAGCTGAAGGAGGCCGAGAAGACGGGACTGTCATACCTCCTGCTGGAGGTACTGCAGCTGCGTCCCCTCGTTCGCCGGTACTTCCCCGATATCCTGAAGGAATGCAAGAAGGAGCTGCAGGGACGTGTGGAGGCCACCAGTGCCCGCAGCGGAGAGCAGGCCCGTGTCATCGAGACAGTCAGCCTCTTCCTGGCCATGTGCCGGCTGATCGAACTTCATGCCCCTCAACTGCAGCTTCCTTTTCGCTATGAGTCATTCCTGCAGATAGCCACGGAGAAGGTGCAGAACCAGATAGCGATGCTCGTACAGACTGACAAACTGGCCGCCTTCTTCAAGAAGATAGACTTCCTCATCGACAAGGGCAATATTGTCGAAGGTCGGGACTTCAAGATCGAGCAGCCGGCCAGCATCACACTCAGTGGCCGCGGCGAGCGTCAGCTGCATGGCGAACGTATCATCTACATGAATCTCTCGAACATCCATACCATGTACGCTGCATCGAACAACGGCGGCGAACGTCCCCTGACTATGCAGACGCTGCAGGTGAACCTGCGCTCCCACAGTTCTTTCCTGGGTGTGGTGGGCTCGACGCGTTTCAGGTGGTTCGAGACCGTGGAGGTTCCCATCACTCCGGAGGCGCGTACCACTCCGGATGGAAACTATCTTCCCCAGAATATGGCCGTACAGCGCGTGCGGCAGCAACAGTCGAAAAATACATCCGCCGTGGTGCTCAATTACGACCTGCTGCGTGAACTGACAGGCGTGGACTTCGAGCGCAAGGCGAAAGAGGAAAACCAACAGTAGAAGTGACTTTTCGTTTCCTTTTGCAAGGGTGACTCCGTCGGGATGACGAAGTCGCCCTTCTTCGTCGAATCCCCCGATGACCCCCAAATATAAAGAAAAGAATATAAAAGCAATTTTTGAAATGAATTTCAAGAAAAACACTTCCAACAGTCCAACAGTCCAACAAACCATTTTAAAACGGCCTATAAAATTTTATATAAATAGGTGTAATATAATAAAATAAATGGTGTTTTTTCTGTTGGACATTGTTGGAAGTTGTTGGAAATTGTGTTGGAAGCTGTTGGAAATGCATATTTTTTTTGCTACTTCAAAAAAAATACGTACCTTTGCCGCGTCCAACAGAAAAAGGAGCTGTTGGAAGGGTTTATACCACTTCCTACAAACATAAAATGCTGAAAATCAAAGAAGGTTGCTTTCTTGTTGGACTGTTGGAAGGTTGGAAGCAAAAAACATACATCTCGGATGGAAAAAAAGAAAAATCGTTATGTGGTATGGGTAAGGGTGGCTCCTTACGTCTGCCGCTACCTCGTGGACAACTACGGGATACGTGACCCGCATATCAAAAATCTTATAGATATTCGCGGCGATGCGGCACTCATGGCATTCTTCACTCCCAGGTTAACAAAGCCTCGGCACACCTATGACCGCCGCCTGGAGAGAAACACGTATGCCTACCGAACAGCTCGCGTGGGCATCGAGATATCCGCTTCACAGTTCTCGCGCACCGGATGGGCCCTGTCACCCACTGACGAGGCGGCGCTGGCCAGAATGCTGGAGCTACGCCTGCAGGGCATCCTGCTGGCCTTCCTTCAAGCCCATTACATGATCAGCGGAGATACCGCGGAGAGCATACGTGCATTCTACCGTACTTTCCACCAGACGGAAGACACCTGGCCGTATGACAGTATCCGCAAAATTTGGAACCGGAATGTGACAATTTCGCAGAAAAAGACCCTGAAACACCGTCTGGAGACCGAAATTACAGAAAAAATTCTGCTGCAAATGTCTAATTTTGGGACAATTTCAAACCAAGGCCTAAATATATACATAAATGAAGAGAATTGAACTAATCTTTGACCATGTAGATGGTCTCTCGAACCTGTATCTCATCGATGTCAGAGGTGTGACAAGAATCGACCGCCACGTGAGCGACGGGACGGTACTCCCAGTAATCAACAGCAACACCTATATATATAAGTTGCCGGTACTGGAGGACTTCAGTTATACCGAGAACGCCGTCACCGACGAACGCGGCACGGCATATAAAGTGGAAATCCATGGCTTCATACCCCGCATAGGTCAGGCCTACACCATCCAGCAGCTGGAGTCCGGTGAGTGGCTGGCGCTGATTCAGGATGCTAATGGCGATATCCTGCTGTGCGGAAGCCGGGACGTTCCACTTACGTTCTCAGGAGAGAAGGGTGCCGGCAGCGGACGCAACGGTACGACATTCAAGCTGTATGGCGTGGAACCGGATGCTTCTGCCGTCGTGTCGGAGAATTCCATGGCAACAGTACTGAGCGAGAGCTGATAAAAAACACCGAAAAGACTGGTTTCTCCGAAGCTTACGTCTCAATGGATTGCAGCGCGAAGAGCATATCTTTGCGCTGTAATTCTTATTTATGCACCCATGAAACAAGCAACACTTAAAATCTACAGCCCCATCGACAGCTACGGCTGGCAACTGTACCGCGTACGTATGTTCCTGGCAGAACACGCCAAGGACGAAGTGACAATAGAAGTCAACTCCCTGGGCGGTAGCGTGAACGATGCCATGATGATTTCCAAGGAGATTCAGGACCACGGCAACGTGACCGTACGGCTCCTGGCATTCTGCGCCAGTGCCGTGACGTGGATGGGCTTCGGCGCCAAGCGCGTGGAGATTGCCGACGACGCTCTATGGCTGTGCCACCAGTCCAGCGTCTTGGTAAGCATCTATTCCTCACTCAACGCCGACGACCTCGAAAAGACCATCGAGGATCTGAAGAAATCGAAAAAGCTGGCAGAGGCCACCGACCTTATAATCGCCCGCAAGTATCTGGATAAGGCCACGGCCAATGGGAAGGAAACCTCCCTTGCCAAGATTATAGACCTGATGAAGGAAGAGAAATATCTGACGGCTCAGGAAGTCGTGGATCTCGGATTCGCCGACGGCATCATCAAGAATGCCAAGAGTATGACGAACGAAGTGCGGCAGTTCGTGGTGGAGAACCACGCTACGCTGAAAATGCCTGCCGTTCCGGAGAATGTGCTTCCCGTGCCGGAGGACGACGGCCTTTTCTCCCGAGTGAAGAATATGGTGACGGAACTGCTGCACATTAGCCTAGAGGCAGAAGCCTATCAACCAGATAACCCCCTTAATAACCAAACCAAAACAACAATGAAAAAGAACTTCGTACTCGTCAATGCGCTGCTTGCCATAGCAGCGCTGGAAGTGAGCGCCGACGGCAAAGCCACGCTCACCGAAGACCAGCTGCAGCTCATCGAGGATGCACTGGCACAGAAGAAGGTTGCCGACGATGCTGTCCGTGAGGCCACTGAAGCCCTGGATTCCATCAGCGACAATGTGAAGTCCATCGACGGACTGAAGAACAAGGTCATGGCCGTGAAGACGGTCCTCGACCGTACGCCCCTCGTGGCTCCCACGCAGCAGGTTTCCCCGCAGAAGTCCGAGGAGCAGAAGAAGGCCGAGGAACTGGCACAGTCCGCGGTCGATGAGATCAACAACGAGGCCAAGAACCTTTAAAAGGTTAAAGTTGAGTGCAAATTGTTTAAAGTTTAATTTTAAAAACTATGGATCTGACAAAACCTATTGACATCACCGCGGTACAAGCCGCCGTGAAGAAACATCAGGACCTCCTCGTCTCCATCCGTGACAAGGAGGCTTCCAAGCTGCTCTCCCTCTTCGCTCCCATGCCTGGTGTGAAGGACAGTATCACCATTGGCCGCACGGAGCTCGGATCTGTCAGCCGTGGCTACACGGGCGTGTTCCTCGGTCAGCTGAAGAGCGGCAAAATCGTTCCCCGTACCCTGACCGTGCGCCCCGTGGTCATGGAAATGGACGACGAACCCGAACGCTACCGCCGCTGGTATCTCGGCGACATCGCCGGTGGAATCGTCCCCAACAGCCATCCCTTCGAGATCTGGCTTAACAACTACGGCATCCAGTGTGCCTCCGAGGACCTGGCTGCCGCCCTGCTGACCGCCAAGTACGATGCCACGAAGCTGGCCGATGGCGTACAGTACGCATTCGACGGTCCTCTGACCATCGTCCAGGCAGAAATCACCGCCGGTAATATTGCCGTGGCAAAGGGCAATATGTATGCCACCGGTGCTCTGACCCGTGCCAACTGCGGCGACAAGCTGCTGGCTATGTGGCGTAGCCGTTCGGAGAGTTTCCGTAGCGCGAAGAGCGAGATGTGGATCAGCGGCGACGTGATGGATCTCTACACCGACTGGCTCGAAGACCAGGGCGTGCACGTCACAGGTACCCTGGGCGAGGCTGCCGACGAGACCACCTACCTGCGTAACACGCAGAAGATGGTGAAGCTCGTAGTTGTGCCTTATATGCCCGAAGGCAGCCAGTTCGTTCAGCTGATGATGCCGCGCACCATCTTCTACGGCTTCGACAACAACGCCGACATGAAGCAGCTGAAGCCCTTCGCCAGTGGTAACCCCTACCACTACACTGCCGTTGGCAAATATGTCATTGGCTTCCAGTATGTAAGCATCCATCCGCTCATCTACTGCTGCAATGACCAGCCCATCTCTCCCGTGAATATCACCGTGGAGGATACGCTGTCCGTCGCCAAGGATGCCACCGCTGACCTCGGCGTAATCTCGAACTCTCCTGGTGCCATCACCTACGCTTCGAGCGACACCTCCAAGGCCACCGTCTCCGATGAGGGCGTGGTGACCGGTGTGGCTGCAGGATCTGCTACCATCACCATCACTCAGGCCGCATTCAACACCTATCCCGCTGTCACCAAGACCGTGACAGTTACGGTGACGGGTGAGTAATTCTGTTCTAACCTGTTAACAACGAAGATTTATGAATAATTGTATTGCACTCGCAGATATTGATGAAGCCATCAACTGCGCGGACGTAGACAACTTAGGCGGTATCGTCCAGGAAATCGGCATCGCATTCGCTTCTGATATCGCTACATGGCCTTCCTTGCCAGCGCCTTCCGGAAACGGGAATGAAACTCCTCTGGAGCTGGCTGCAGCAGGTTCCTGGAACGGTGAAATCGCTCAGAGCGTGGGAAAGAAATTCATCAAGGTTTCTTTCACCGACGAGACAGGAACGTTCACTATCACCCAGCAGGGCGAAGCCGGTGCAGAGAGCTATCTCTACCAGCTGGACATCTCGCGTGCCAAGATGAATGCAACCATCTTCGGACTGGAGAATGCCCTTCGTGGCCGCAAACTCGTCATCATTGTCACCGACAAGAATGGCGTGAAGTACCTGATGGGTGACAAGCTCAACGGTGCCAAGATGGTTGCAGCCGACGCCTCCACAACCGGAACTGCTGCAACGGACAAGAATAACGTCCCCCTGCGCTTCACCTATGTATGTCCCCGTAAGCTGGTCTTTGCGGGGAGCACAGACGGACTCTTCACTGAGCGTCAACAACCTGCTCAGCAGGGCGGAGGATAAAAAATCCCAGTCTACCAAAACCCGAAATGACAATGGGGTGCTGCCGCAAGGTGGCACCCTTTTTTTTGTCCCATGGGCGCAGTAGAAAACGCAGTAACTTTGCATCGTCTAAATCTTAGAACAATGGAAGAAAAAACTGTATTTCAGAAAGCCGTGGATTGGATCAACGGCGAAAAGCGCGATTTTAATGAAGGAATAGCCATCCTTCAGGAACAACATTTTAAACCGGCAGTGGTCAGCAAACTGCAGCGTGACGGCGAAAACGGTCCTGCTGCAGCCGAACGTCTGGAGTTCCAGCTGCGAGAAATGGTCAAGGCCTACGGCTTCACCATAGAGCCGGACACAGACCCGGAACTGCATATCTTTGACGGTGAGGAGGCACCTGCAGACCACGACGAACAGCAACAGCTGGGCATCATGGATCTGGCCGAGAAGATGGAAGACGGAGAGCTGCAGATGGATGATCTGCCTCCAGCCCAGGTCATCCGGGAATATGCTGCCGCCTACCGCCAGCGCGAGAAAGCCATGCGCGAAATGGCTGAAGTCGGAGAGAAGAACGACGAAGAATCCATGGCTAAGCGCAAGGAGTACTCCGATCTGATCGACGAGAAAACCGCACTGATGGAGCGTCTCTATCCGCTATTCGAGAAGTACCAGAGTGGCGCAGAAATTTCAGGTGAAGATGTCGAGAAGGCTCTGGAGGCATGTTCCAACACCTCCCCGGCTCTTCCCTCCACTTCACCCGAAAACTCTGCTGCCACGGAAAGCGGTGCTGCTCACACCTCCGAGGATGATGGCCAGCAGGCTGGCACGGACATACTCGAAGGAAAGAGCCGCGAAGAATTGGTCAAGATGAAGAAAAACGCCGGTGTGCGTCTTCTCCGGACACAGAACAAACTCGACTATCAGAGTGACAAGAAAGGCGACGCTCCGAATCCCATGCCGGAAGGACCCGAACGCGTGAAGCTGGAGACACGTCTGGAGAACATCAAAAAAGAAATAGAGGCCATAGATATGGCCATAGCGAAGTTCGGTTAATGCTATACGATATCCCTAAGCAAGAAACCGTACCGCCCACCCCTGCAGATCTGCAGACTGTGGGCAAGGTCTGCGCCAGTGACATCGCTGACCGCAGCTGTATGGTAGCAACCATGTTGCTCTCGCCTGAAGGACTCGGGCAGATCTTGCAGGGGCAAGAGAAGCATTTCTATTCTAGAGGGGCTTTTAACCTGGTGCAGCTGGTACTATACCTGCTGAAGCAGACAGGCCCCGCCCACGTCTTCCTCTCCTCCTATTCCATCGCCGAGGACAGCCTCGCCACATTGAAAAGGAGGGAGGAAGCCGGGGATATCCTCTCCATACGCTTTCTTATCGACAACCGCGTGCGCACCATCAGTCCAAAACCCTTCGACTATCTGGCCACGGCCTTCGAAGGCAAATACCGATGCTGCGCACTGCATGCCAAGGTCGCTCTGATCTGGAATAGAGAGTGGCAGGTGTCCGTAATTACGTCCATGAACGCTACACACAATCCCAAATTGGAGCGGGGTGTCTTCTACACTTCCCAGGAAGTGTTTCGTTTTGATCTCAAAATCCTCGAAGAAGATTTGACCAAGGAACAAATTGAACAGCTGAAGGAAATGGCCTATAATCTGGTAACTCCAGAACTGGCGGCCATCAATCTGGAGGTGAATGAGCTGGAATTCATGACGGATCTGCGTACCATGGACACACCGGTGCACAGAGCCTACTACAGCGGTTTCCTACGTCAGCTCATGGAAACACGTCAGGCTATCATCAAGGCAGCACATAATGGCAGCAATCCTGCACAGTTGGAATTACTGAAGATGATCAGACAAGTAACTAACTCCATCAACCATGCCTAAAAACGGACTTCAGAAGAGAGGGGTTCGCACTATTGATGAGGAGCGTTTCGAGACAATACGTAACCACCTCCTCGATCCGCAGATGTACCCCCTGCAGACAAAAGAAGAGGAACAGCAGCTGCGTCGCGTGCAACAGGCGGCCTTGCTCATGCAGGATTATCCGAACGAAGCGCATGTCGTCACGCTCATGCTGCAGTGCCACCGCGTCAGCCGCACACAGATACGCCGTGATATCGCCTTGGCAAAGGAACTGTTCAAGACGGACTTTGAATTTGACTGGGAATTCTGGCGTGCTTGGCAAATCAAGGACCAGCTGGAGCTCATACGCGAAGCGAAACTGAAGGGCGACCTCAGGGAATGGAACAACGCCAAGAAACTGCTCCGTGAACTCATCGGGGAGAAACCGGAAGCCGGAGAGGATCCGCGACGCATGGAACGTAATGTGTTCTATATACAGGTCATCAACGCTGACGGACGCATTGTGCAGCTTCCGCTCGATAAACTGCGCTTCTCTGGCGAAGATGTGGCCACACTCATCGAAGAGATGAATAATCCGATAACGGAAGCACAGGCAGAGGAAATCATGAATTCATAATATGGGAAAGAAACTAACCAATAAACGTCTGGTCGCACGCCTCATGGACATGAAGCACATCGACCTTGTCGTCATCAACGACCACGCCGTGACCGCTCGCATGAAACAGTCACGCGTCGAACAGCACCGAGTTTCCGCTGATGACTTTATGAAGATTGCAAACGAGGTAGGGCAGCCGCAAGCAGTACCGGTGACAAAAGACAATAAAGGCCAGTTGGAACTGTGGATACGCTTTGAACGCTATTGATGAAAGAGGAAAACGTCTGGGAAGAGGAAATCCGCGTGAACCCTGCGCAGATGGCTTTCATGACGCTGCCGGCACGCCAGAAGTACCTCGTATGGTCACGCGGTACCGGCAAATCGTTCATCGTCGGCGCAGAGGTGGATGAGAACGTCCGCCTGATGCCGCGCGGTATTACCACCATCGCTCAGGCTACCTACGGACAGGCACTCACAAAGACGCTGCCCTCCACCTTCAAGATGCTGGAGATGCTGGGATACAAGAAATACGATCAGAAGACCGGGACGGGTGATTACGTGGTATGCCGGCAACCGCCTGCTGGGTGGTACCTGCCCTACGAACATATCCTGAGCTTCGAGCACTGCATCACCTTCAGCAACGGCCACGCTCTCTACATCCTCACACAGGACGGCAACAGCAGAGGACCCAATGCCGACTACAACATCACCGACGAAGCACTGACGCTGGACAAGGAACAGTTCGATCAGGAGGTGGCACCGACAAACCGTGGCAATGAGCATGTGTTCGGCAGACTGTCACGAAACCCGTTGCCGAAGCACCATGGTAACACATTCCTCAGCTCCATGCCCTACGAACCATCGCAGCGCTGGCTGCTGGAACCGGCCAAATACTACGAGGAGGAAAGGGGAATCGTACTCGTTGATATCTGGAATCGCATCGTGCGCCTGCAGATGCAGCTCATAGACGCGAAGGAGGCGGGCGACACAGTACGGTTCCGGGAAATATGGAACGAAGCAGCGCGACTGCGCCGCACCATTCAGCCCTTCGTCTCCAAGGACGGCACACTGTTCATGCTGGCCTCTATCTTCGACAATATTGCCAACGTGGGTATGGCGTATATTGTCAATCAGTACAAGGTCATGGCAAAGCTGCAGTTCATGATCGAGATCCTGAACTACGTGGTCGATAAGATTGACCACTGCTACTATCAGCTCAGCGACCAGCACAAATACTACCACGCCGATAACAGCACATTCATCCGTGACTTCGCAGAGGACACGGATTTCTCATGGGCGAAGCTGGCCGACCGCGACAGCCGTATGGATGCAGACTGTAACCCGTCGGAGCCACTGGAGATCTGTTTCGACTGGGGCAGCAGCGCCTCTTTCCTGGAAGTGGCACAGACATCACATTTCGACTGGAGCACACACACGCTCATACCCGACCGCATCGTGGACAACACCATCAATGAATTCTTCGTCAAACGTGAGGAGGAAACGGATACCGAGGTGAATGCTCTCGTAGACAAGTTCTGCCACTACTACCGCCACCACACGAATAAGATCCTGTTCTTCTTCCGCGACCGCTACGGCGACGCCCACCGCGCCAACAGCCGACGTACCTATAACGAGCTGGCCATTGCACGCCTGCAGCAGCACGGATGGACGGTGGAAACTCGCACACATCGGGGCATGGAGCCGCCACAGCACGACAAATACCTCCTGTGGTCATACATCCTCGCAGAGACCGACCGCCGCTTCCCAATCAAGCGCTTCAATGCCCAGCGCTGCAAGTATATCCTCATCTCCATGAACAACACACGCGTCCGGCAGTCGCCCTCCACAGGCAAGTTCGAGAAAGACAAGAGCTCGGAGCGCAACGACAGCATCCTGCCCGAGGAAGCCACACACTTCGGAGATGTCGTCGACAAACGCATCTGGACCAAGTACGGCGACCTGCTGCAGAAGCAATATTCGTTCGTGGACGTGCGCGTGTGACGGTTAAATAATTCCATGGAGCACCCAGAGACGAGCGCCTGGTCCATAACGTCGCAATCAGCAGCAGCCTATGTGGACGCAAGGTGCTGCTCATAGACGACATCTACACCACTGGCGCGACATCGGATGCCTTCATCCGAAGTCTTGGCGCTGTGGGCGCCACGGTCTGCGGTGCTGTGTTCCTGGGCAAGACCCGCCAACGCAGGACCGCATGACGAAAAAGCTACCGCAACCCCAGGGGAAACGGAGAGTGTCGCACCTACCGTTCCCGCCCACCCTGAGCCGTTCACAGTGGCCAAGGCCATTGCTCTTGCCCGGGGACGGTAGGCGCGACACCACAGCGCACAAGCGCCACGCTCCCGCAGACACATCATCGTGCAGGTCACGCCCACACATCTTCTATATCCACGCCTCCACCCGCACTTGAAGCTGGTGGCCGTGACCTGCACGGTGAAGAGCCTACTGGGACTTGCCATCGAGAGCGTAGGACTACGCACTCGACTCCACACCGCAGCCACAGGACTGCGCCAGTGCTGCGGTGTAGGACAAAGATTGCTGCGCTGCTCTCTGCCGCTGCGCCCGCGACTGCGGCGGGGGTGGGGTGGCTGTCATATTTCCTGTTTCACTGCGGTGGCGGCTGCGGCGCGGGGTAGGGCGCGTCGGGCTTCGCTGTGAGAAAAAGGCCTCATTTCTTCAAAATGAAGGCCTGTTTTCCGCATTCTCAGTGGGTTCTCCATTCCTTTTAACATTCATTAGCTTTTAAAGTGGAAGGCCCTCCTGCGCTGCTCCCAGGGCGTTGGAAGCAGCGCAGGACGTATCTCTGATTTGTTTCGCTTTTTGTTCTGCATTTTGCTCCTTTTTTTTACGATTTATCCCCAAAAATATATTTTTGTAGATAAAAAGTGTTATTTTCTTTGGTGTAGTGATGCAATTATGGTGTAAATTCACTATCTTTGCAGCGCAAACGAACCTTATGAGTCACACTATGTTTACGAAAGGAGGTATCCTCATGTGCGTCATCAATGTCATACTCAACTTTGTTTCGAACGGAGCAAAGACCTTTCATGATGCAGCTTTGGGTGTGTACACCCACGAGAGCGAGGATGTAAAGGAAATCCGCGAAGAACTGTTCGGACAGGAGATGTCCGATGCTGAACACGTGCGCCAGGACTGGCGAATGATAGCACGCGATGCCCGCGTGGCCATCAATAACAAGAAACCATATTCCTATGACTAAAAGTAATTTGATAAGCCTCTATCATTCGATAATGGGCGATTCTGATTTCGCAGCTCAGCAGAGAAACGAACCCCAACATTTTGAGTTTCCTTCAATCTATGAGGAAACCAGCTATCAAACTACTACTATCGAGCACCTCGGCTCATACTCCTATTAGTCTATGCCTGCAATGAAAAGACATTCAATAATTTTGGTGCTCGTCTGCGCCACCTTAAATGCGATGGCGCAGACCGATGACATATTTATGACTTCTCAACGTTCGGGGCGTGCCGCTACCAAGGAGGTTTTAGACACGGTTAATTCTCTGGTCTGTTTTGAGCTTCAGCCTGATGGCACTTTCAAGATGCCAAACGGAGATGATTTCGTTATTATGCACTTCAATGGCAAGAGTGCTACTGAGCTATACCAAATGTTCTACGGAGCCGTCAACAAAGGCTTTCAGACAGAGCACAGAATAACAAGCCAAATAGAAAACACATCATTAACTGTAGAGGGGATTACAGATACGTTGTCATTGCGTGGGGCTGGCACCGTCGTCATGAAACATTCATTTCAAATAATGTTCCACTTCAAAGACGGAAGAGTAAAGATTGATGCTCCAGTATTGACAAAGGCTTATGCTTCTATGAAGATAATGGGAAGGAGTGATCATTTCTATGAGCAAGACAGCTCGTTCAAAGAATGGACTCAGAACGGTAGTGTCTTTTTAAAGTTCCGTGACGGAATACCTTCAAAAGAGAAATACATGCGTAACTGGAGAGTCATAAATAGCAAAACAAATGAACTCATCAATTGTGTTCTAAGGCAGCTGGATAAGGCCTCAGAAGATTGGTGAATGGTGGTTTCTTAATAAATTTACATATTTTGCAGGCGGGAAAGTAACTTTTTCCGCTTTTTTCTTGCACATTTCAGAAATTATCCCGTACTTTGCTCCCGCTAACAAACAATCGAGGATTCGTCCTCCCGTCGGGCATCGGTCACCTGCTCACTCCCTCGGTGGGCATTTCTTATGCCCTGCGAGGAACTCCTCCGAAAGGGGAGTAGTTCATATAGGCGGCTGCCTACCCATCAATCATTCTGCCCTTCGGGACCGAAACTCGATTGTTTGTTTAGCGACGGGGTATGGCAGCCGTTTCTCTGTCTAAAACGCTAAACAAACAATCGAGTATGGAAACAACATCCATCAACCTGGGCCGGAGGCCCGCAAGCGTTAAGGAAACAGGGATTTCCTTACGCGTTGCTGAAGTCATGTTAATGATTCAGCAGAAAGTTAACTCATCATCCGCCAGCCAGCACGCACTGCCCGTCGCCGGTAGTGCGCTGCTGGTGCTGGGCGTGCTGCTAAGCTCCGGAGCTGAGACCATCATCTCCGCGCTGATCAGTGCCGCACTCGTCCTCGCCGGTGCCGCCGTGTTGCAGCAGGCAAGCAAGAAGGAAGGAGGTGCGGCATGATTATCTCTGAGTATGCTGCAAAGCGCGAAGAACTGGAGAAGAAGATGCAGGAGATCAACGAACGAGAGGCAGCACATAAGATTGATCTCAGTGCCAAACATCAGATAGTACTGAAGAAGATTTCATCTCAGATCGGCCAGCTGAAGCATCAGCGGGCTGAGGAGAATAAGAGGTATGAGCAGGAAAAAAAATTTCTTCCACCGCAAGTACCGCGAAGAGAAGCTTAAAGTGACGGAGGCCATGCATTTGCTTCGACTTGAGTATCTGACTGTGAATGGTATTAAAGAAAAGAAAGGAGGTGAGGCATGAAGAATGATGAAGAGACCAAAAACGGTATGATGACGGCATACGGACAGGAGTTCATGATGAACGAGGACGTGGCCAGTGCGCTGAAAGTCCTGCAGGAAGACGACGGGGCTGCCGTCAAGAATATGCTGGCGTTCGTGGACACCGTGGCACTGTCGCTGTCCATGAGCGATATGTACTCGCCTTCGCAAGAAGGCAAGAAAAACGCGCTGCAGATGGTGGCGGATATGAAACAACTGTTATACGGACTTATAAACGACGACATGCATGAAAGATACAGATAAGAAGAAAAGCGCACCCGCCAAGGGCGGCAAGAGCACGGACACCCTGTCTGATAGGGACCTGTTCCGAAAGATGATCGCAAGCCAATTCCAGCCTTCAGCTGAGATCCCAGGAGGGAAACAGATGCTGACTAGCCGCGACCTGCAGTACCGCTACCGCGACATGTGCACAGTCACGGTATCGACGGTGGCGGAGGTGATGCAGGAACTGGGCTACCGGTTCTCGTTCATTATGGATATCCCCTATTGGGAGGTTTATGACAAGATAGAATAATACATTTTTTTGCATTTAGGCCGTCTTTCGTCGCGATGACGCGGGGCGGTTTTTTTGTGTCCCATTTGGCTACGGACAGAACGAGTTATCTTTGCACCGGTTTTTCAAACATAAGTTTATAAGGTTTTTTTATTTAAATGATTTTGTAGCTAAAAGCACCTTGAATCTGTGCCTTTCTGGAGTACTGCCCGGGAGGGTGGTACTCCTTATTTTGTGTCCCACGCGTTTTTCGGCTTTGTGAATACCTTTGCACCATGAAAGTCAAGAAATGCACTCCTTATTCTATATAATATGGCAGACAAGAGCATACGCGAAGAGATGAAGGAACGTTGCCGGCTGTGCACGGCGGTGTTCTGCATCACATTCGCAGTGGCGCTGGCGCTGATCATCGGTGGCTTCTTCGTACCGCCCATGGGGATCATCGACGGGAGTGTGCTCACGGCAGTGGGCGAACTCATCATCTTCCCGGCACTGGCATTCGGCATGAGGGCAGTGACATTGGGCTACGACCTGCGGCTGCAGAAGGGCGATGCGTCCATGGAGATAACCAACGATAAAGATAAAAGTCATGAAGCGTGAAAGAATCCTGAACATCGTGCTGGCCGGTATGGCGGCAGCACTCGTCTTTGTCGTCTCTCAGCTCGAGAGCGAGATAGAACGCCTGCGCACAGAGCCTCCAGCCGTGGAGGTCCGGATAGACACCGTATGGGTGCGCGACACCATCCTGACGCCCGGTCCCGTGGTCGTAAGGGAGGAAGTGCGCGAGGTTCCGGCCAGCGTGGACACCGCAGAGATCCTGCAGCAGTACTTCACGGTCCGTGTGCTGGCAGACTCCTTCCACCTGCGGGACGTGGCCACGGTGCGCGTGACCGACACTCTCTTCCAGAACAACATCATCGGGCGTGCCATCGACTACGACTTGGCCCTGCTCGATATTTCAGCTGAATACAAGGGCCCTGAGAAAGCCTCGCAGGCACGCCTGGCGCTGTCGCTGGGTGTGCAGCTGGGATACGGGCAGGCTGCAGTCATCGGCGGGGTCCGCTACAAGCGGGCCGAAGTCGGCGTCGGATATGACCTGCGTCTGCGCGCTCCCAGTGTCATCCTCAAATACGATCTGTGGCAATGGCGATAGTGAACACAGTAGCATCCGGGTACTTCGTGCTCGATACTCCCGACATCAGGTGGAATGATGCCGCACAGGGACGCATGGTGGTAGTAACCATCGCTCCCCTGAACGGCATTCCGGTGACGTTCACGGAACAGTACACGCCTGACGATAACCACGCGGTGACGCTTCGTGGTTTGTCGGCACTGCTGCAGCCCTATGTGTCGCCCTGTCCTACGAGTAGTGCAACATTCCGCACGCTGCTGACGAATTCCGGAGCATGGATCGCTACGCTGTCCCGGGCTCAGTGGACTGCCACTCTGTATCAGGCCAACGGTACTACCCGTGTGGGTGACGCCCTGACATCATACGCCTACTATGCCTCGCAGCGTACCAGTACCCGCCCTGGCTTGTCGGCCATCTGGCTCAGCCGTTATACCTCCCGTGATATGGTGTCTTCCCAGCCGCTGATAGGCTGCTTTATGATGATGTCGGGTGTCACGGCGCGCCTGCGTGTCTACTACAACGACGGTCAGGGGGTGCTGCATGAGACAGTGGTAACGCCCTCCCTCAATGGTGCCGTGGCTACAGATCCTCCCTCACAGGCCGTTGTGCTGCACTATACACTTTCTGCATTGGCCAGTGCCATATCTAGCATCGAGAATACCATCATCGATAAAGACAACATCGTTCAGGTGGACTTCGAGCTGCTGGAAGGAAACAGTGTGGCCGACACCCTGCGCTACCGCATCGACCGCGAACATAAAAAGATGCTCCGGCTGCTGGCCTTCACCAACTGTTTCGGTATGCTGGAGACGGAGGCGTTCGTCGGATCCGAGGAAGAGGATACCGTCCTCGATGCGGAG